TGTACTACGCTATCTTCCGCTTCGCCATCACTGTAATGGCGCGCCCAATTCCTGCCCCCTGAAACAGTCGTATTTTCCTTTCGTGGTGGTGTGATTGCACTTCACGATGAACGGCGTCGGGTTGTCGATGACAAATCGCTGGATGCCACGGGCGATGCGTTTAAGCGTGTTCTCTGCCAGCGACTTCTTACGCCCAAAGATTGACGGCGCGCAGATCGACCAGTCGATACACTCCGCAGCGGTACGCCATGGCGCCAGCGCGCCAGCCTGCACCGCTGGTGATTTGGGGTCTCCGTGGGAAATATCAGGCCAGGCGATCGGCTGCCCGTCCCGGCGCATCACCATGAAAAAGCGCTTACGGATGGTCGGCGCGCCATAATCGCAAGCTCGCAGCTCGCGATAGTCCACGTCATAACCCAGCCCGGCCACCATCTGCTGCGCCTGCGCGCTTTCCGGCGACAGCTGGAGAAACTCGCAACACTCCTCGAGCGCTGGATGGTCTGCCCGAACGCCGGTACTAAGCATATCGATAAACGCCCGGAATGTTTCGCCTGCACGCTCCGGATCCGGTCGCATCTCCCCGACCAGCAGCGGCCCCCACGTTTTAAACTCCTCCACGTTCTCCAGCATCATCACGCGCGGTCCCACGTCCAGCGCCCAGCGAATTACGATCCACGCCAGACCTCGAATCGCCTTTTCTACTGGCTTTGCCCCTTTGGCTTTCGAAAAATGGCGGCAGTCCGGAGAGAACCAGGCAAGCCCCACCGGGCGGCCAGCGGTCGCTACTTTTGGCCTGACATCGTAAACGGATTCGCAATAATGCAGCGTATCCGGGTGGTTGGTGGTGTGCATGGCCACAGCGTTTGGGTCGTGATTGATGGCGATATCCACGCTCCGGCCGGTGGCGAGTTCTATCCCCGTACTCGCCCCGCCGCCACCAGCAAAGTTATCAACGATAATCTCTCTCACGCGTATTCCTCCATGGCAGCGGCCAGCGACCTGGCAGCAACGACAATCGACGGTACCGGCATGTTCTCTAGCCACATCCGGTTGATGTGATGCTTCAGGCGGCGCTGGTGGTGAGCCGGAACATCTCCGGCGCTTTCGATCTGGCCGTATACTAAGCCCACTTCAACAGGCCATACTGTTTCGGTGACATCTACCAGTAGCAGGCTTTCAAGTTCCACGATCCGCTTTGTTGCGTATAGCATTAACAATTCCATTACATCACCCTAACGACGTTCATTACAAACGTGTTTAAAATATATTCAGATAAACAATTACTGACGGAACTAAATAAGATATTGTGACGACTCAATTCACCCGGCCGGAGGGGATATCCCCAACATCCAGTTCAAGTGCCAGGTTTGTTCGAGCAAAAAGTTCTTTTTCACGACCTTTAGTTCCGATCTAAACCAACCTCATGGTGCGGTTTGTTCCATCTGTGGAACACGCCTCACCGCCATATCATGCGTACCTACACCGAGACGGAGACGGTGGGCAAAGAAGGTTGTATAGAAGGAGGCCTCAGGAGAGGCCTCTGCTGTATTACACTTCTCATGCACGTTCGCTGCCGAAAATTTTGTGCACCTGATAGCCCTGCCAGTTCTGACGGCAAACGTCTGTAATGCTTGGCTGGTGCCTATTCACCAGTTCAACCTGCAACGGCTTGATGCACCTCTCTCCGCCCGGCTGCATAACGAATAAAGGATGCCGGCGCTGGCCGACGTTTTTAACGGCGCCAGCACGAACCAGATGCTCCAACAGGCGGTTGGCCTTTTTGCTGTCACACTCGAGTAATCGGCAAACCTGACGCGGGGTAATCTCATTACCGCACTGGATAGCGCGGATGATGGTCCAAAGCTTAATGCTGGCCATCATCATGCTCTCTTCGCCATGCGCAGGCATTCTTTGCGGCGTTTGGCTATGCGCGCCACTTCCACAGAACTGCAGGCGATGCTGAACATGTCGGTATAAACGCCAGCTGCACGGCGCCATAAACCCTTTTCCGCCAGCGCTTCGGCTTTCAGCTCGGCTTCCATTATTTTCACCGGGTCACTTTTCAGCACCATGCACGGCAAGATCACGTCAGGTATCTCTGCCCCAGGCGCTGCCGCGTAGATGAACTGCACGCTATTTCGGGTGCGGATGATCACGCCCTCATCGCTCAGTTCACGGAGCAATTTGCCTGCGGTGGCGCCAGCCATGTCCAGCGCTTCGGAAACATCGCCGACGGCGCTATTCGGTCGGTAGCGTACGAAAACCGCCACCTGCTCTTTCTGGGTTAACTGTTTGGTCATTGGTCAATACTCGATTTAGTTGCTTAAGCCTGCCGCTTTACGGCGTTTGTACTCTTCCATCAGCAGCTGTGCCGGAGTTGGTCCTGCCGGGTGCTGCGGTGCTGCCAGCTGGCGACGGATCGGCGGTACCGAGAGTCCGTTGCTAACGTGCTTCGTCCATTTCGTGAGTAGTTTCTCAGCCAGTTTCTTAAGCTCCCCCTCTGTCATCTGGCGTTCAACGCCGGTTCTGCGCATTTCGATGCAGATGTGATACAGCACCGGCTGCGGCCATGGATATTTATCGCTGCCCGAATATCGATAAGATTCGTTTCGCCAGCGTCTGTAATCTGCCATCACTTGCTCCGAGGTCAGCCCAAACGGGTTGGCGCCACTCTCAGAAACCAGAGAGACAAACTCAGCGAGATCCGGGGGCCAGGTATTCCCAACTGCACAGCGTTCCACGCACTGTTGGCAGACCAGACCGATCTGGCTTTCAGTCATCGAACCTATCTGAGCAATCCAAAGGTCCGTAGGTTCTGACCCATTCTTCTGCGTCCACCGGTTCGAGAAGATTTCCCCCATCACCTGCCACAACCGCCACGCCGTTTCCGTTGCCATCAAGTCCGTTCTTGCGGCGCCACTCTGCGTGGGCTGACTGAATTTGCTGAACAGCTCGGGATGCTGTTGGTTCTGATCGAACTGCTGCATTGTCGTTACCTCCGGTCTGCTGTTTTTGTTTCGCTCTAACGTGCTTTACATGCCTGGCAAACTTCTGTTCCCACTGAATCTGCGTGAACACCTTTCCCTCCGACTCCCAGTACGATGTGAATTCTGCAAGTTCAGTTACAAGGTAATCAGGTTCAAGCAACGCGATCCCCCACATAGCTGCACGCTGCCGGAAATCCCTGCTTGGTAGCCAAGTGGCTATCATCGTGAATTTACCGATCGGCTCATCCAGGCCCTGGAGGTATCGTGGGGCGGTGGGCTGAACTTGCGAAATAACGTCTTCTGAGAGTTCTTTCTCCCCCGCGCTAAGAGAGGGGGTTATTCCTTTCCCTTCCGTATCCGTATCCGTATCCGTCAGTGATCCATCATTGATAACTACATGAGGGCTCACTGAGTCTTCATTGAGGTCTCGATGATTGGTGCTTGAATCACTCCCCCCACCCTTCCCCGATTCAGTGAATTCAGGAGGAAGCGGTATTTTCGTGGCCGAGGGGCGATTGATTTTCTGATGTTTAAGAAATCCTTTTATTTGGAGGTAATTAACTCCACTCACTGAATACTCACTGAGTAGTCCATGAGTTATCAATTCAAGTAGCAGTGGCTCACAATCGATCATGTCAGCCGGAAAGATTTGCATCTTGAGACGTTTAGGAGACCGCTCAAGGCACCCCATATCATTTGCGAAGTTAAATAACCCGATAAACAATAAGCGCGCTGGAATTGAACATTCCACCACCTTCTCATCTGTCCAGAATTCAGGTTTAACTGTTCTGATGCGGGCCATCAAAAACCTCTTTTTAACCAGCATCGCTGGTGGTCATTGTTCAAAACTCGATTACAAAAACTGTGGCGCTACGGCGCTAAGGCTCGCCAGTAGTGGTCCCGCCACGTCGGTAGGTAACATGTTGAATAAAGCGATTGCCGCTTCACGAATTTCTTTTTCAAGCTTTTGAAGGGGGGCGCCCAGTAACTTAGCCTGATGCGCCTCACTGCATTCTTTGATTGCACTCGCCACTAGCTCGGCTTCCGTTCTGGCGTTACTAAGCCCATGCTTTCTGGCTATCCCAATGGGCATAGCTGCGACGATTGCCCCCGACAGTTGCATGACGTAGGCGGTGTATTTCTCCGAGCCACCTTCATTTTTCAGATAGCGGAATAAATTCTGCTTGTTGACCGCAATACCGCGACCTCCTTCTTTCACCCATTGCTCAGCCACCAACTGCGCGATCTTTTCCTGCGCCTGTCCGGGTAAAATAGATTCCCATTCCCTTACTGCTGCCTGAACTGAACGATGCTTGAAGCTGTCTCGTCGATGCGCCATAAACTGATTCTGTGTTTTCAATGGCGCCGTTTGATGCTGGGAATTGCTGAGAGCGCTCAAGAGATTTGCCTAATGCTCCCTCGTCCTGCTCCAGACCG